ATTTGAATACGCTGGGCTTCCAAAGATTTAAGCCTTTCTTGTATATCCTGCTCAGTCATATTAAGATTGAGTTGTATAAAGTGGAAGGTAACGAACTACTCCATTAACTAAAATTCGTAATGAACCACCATCGCCTGAAGGCAAAGCTGCGGCTGTTTTAGCTAATCCTGTTCCTACGTTTTTACCTAATCTACCAACATCAAATAAATTTAAGCAAGGATTAGTTACAGATTCTTCGCCAAAACCAATAAATGCTGTTGGGGCTGCACCTCTTGTTCCTGCAAATTGAGCAAAATCAAACACTGCTCCATAAGCGGCTCCAATATTAGTGCTAGAACCACAGTCAACCACGCCATAAACAGCGGTGTTTAAACCTGTAATTGTGCTTGTTGGGTTATTAGAAAATGATGTTTGAGCATAACATCCAAAAATGTTACCACCTGAAACACCCGCTGTGCGTTGATTTACTGCACCCACTAAAGCGGCTACCGTACCTGAATAAGTTGCTGCAGGACGTACAGTAAAGTCGGTTAGATTATAAGAACCTGATGCCAAATCTGAAGAGTTAAGAGTGTCGTCTGAGTTAAAGCCTGCGCCCGATACGACTGGACCTGAGAAGGTTGTTGTAGCCATGATATTATTTCCTTTGTGTTATAGCACATGCCCATACAGTCTCTATAACGTCTGCCAAGCCAGTCTGTATGAGTCGAGGTTCTTGGTAATTATCTTTTTAGCACCTTATATAAACAGTGTCAAGGTACAAAAAGAGAGGGGGACCGAAGTCCCCCAAACTAGCACAAATACTACTTATGCCTGACCTTCGGAACCAAACATTCCAAGAGGATCTGACCAGCCGAAGCTATAACGCTCACGGCTCTTGTAGCGGACGTTACCCGTATCAAAGTCTCCGTCCATCGACTGAGCTAATGGTGAACGCACAAAGTGCTTCAGACCGTTAGGTACGTCTGTGGTCAGGAACCATGCATCGGTGTCGGTCAAGAAGTGATTGACACAATATCCACCGGGGATCGAACCGTTGTTCTTCAATGCATTGATGTCATTGTCAGCAGTTGCAGTACGCAGTTCTGTTTCCAGAATACGGGTTGCAACGAACATCAGTGAAGGAGGAACAACCAACTTGCGAGGTTTAGCAGCGATCAGCAAACCACGTTCGTCAGTCCAAGCAGCGATCTGAATAACAGCCGCTTCCAAGGACGTTTCGTTCAAGTCAGCAGGGGTAGATGGAATATTGCTGTTTGTGCCGCCACCGGTTAATGGGTGTGCGTTACTGAACAATGCAACATTGTCACCACCGGGATAAGAACCTGAAAATCCGTTGTTCAGGATGTTCGCGCCCTTAACTTGCTTGGTGTATGCCATAGCACGAGCCAAAGCTTTGGTGTAACGAGCTGAGAGAGAATCGTACAAGTTATCTTCGATTGCTTCTTCAGTCAGCGAGAAACCAAGAGCGATAGTTTCGTGTTGATAGCGTGAGGTCCAAGCTTCTTGAGCATTGTCGTAAGCGATGGCAGAGCCTTCGTTCTTGACAGGTGCTGCTGAGAAGCCAGCCAGTTTTGTTTCTTCTTCGAAGGAACGCTCAGAGGTTTCTGTTTCGAAAATCTCTTTGTGTTCTTCGCCGTAACGAGCGTACTCCAAACCGAACAGCGCATTAAGTCCGGGGAGTAACTCTTTTAGCAGTTGTGCGCGTGATATAGCAGCCATTTAAGTTACTCCTTTTAGGCGTAAGCCAAACCTGTTGCATTGTTAAGTTGATGGATGCCAAAGTTAATCTTAACAATTACTTCAGCGTAGTTGCCAGCCGAAGGAGCTGTTTCATAAACAACATCCATAACCCGTACTGGGAAAGTACTGGTAGCTGCTGGTGAGGTGCTTAGAACGGAATATGCTGAGTTTCCGGTAGCTGTATTACCAGCGGTTGCCAAAATTGACATGTTTGTGCCAATTGCGTTTTGCGTAACGGTAGCCATTACAACCCCGCTTGAGCAAACTGCGACTTGGAGCCGAACATCTGGATCTTCTGTAACAGTAGCGTAGATATCAGTACCAGATTGAATCGATACTGAAGCTGGGTAGTATTGTGACTGAACCGGCTGTTTCGTTACTGCACTGACGTAGGTGCAACCAAGAAACACACCAGCAGGGGTGTTAGCAGTTGTTCCAACGTCTTTTTCGATTGTGCCGCCAACAACTTTCTTTACGAAATCACCGTAAAAAATATTGGTTGCATAACCATCTGCAATTTGCATCCGAACAGTGGCTCCAGAATATACTTGTCCACCGATCAGGTTTATGGGTTTTAGCCCATAAGGTCCATTTATAGTAGGGTAAGCCATTTAAATACTCCTTTAGTCTCTTCTGCCTCTGCTTGTGGACGACTTGCGTTCACTGAAAAGAGGCATACGAGGATCATTTTCTCTCATTAGATTAGAGTCTACAGCGGCTGTCTGGGCATCTGTGATCTTGCGATAATGAGCATTCCGCTGGTTCACAAAGTCCGTAGGCATACTGCAAAGCACTAATCCGCCTGTTTCGACGAGTCCTGTAGTCCTACCCGAATACTGCAATTCCGGGTGATCTTCTCTTTTAATAGGAATCCAGCCCTCTTCTTGTTTTGACATCATGTTCCGGTCATCTACCTGTCCCTGCATCATCTTTCTGATCCAGCGATAAGAAGTGCCTTCTACTTGTCTTGGAACTGGAAGTAAAGACGGAGGTGTCCAAGCCGTTTTACGTTCCATTGTTGTGCGTGTTATTACATCCCGTGGGGTTCTATCGGACATTGTTAAGCTCCTTGGCAGCATAAGCCGCATAAGTTTCTAGTGGAAGGTTAAGTCGTTTAGCAAGAGCGACTTGAGACTTTGTAAGCGAGATTTTTTTAGTACCCGCTGTACCTCTAGAAGCAGAAGCAACAACATTCGCGGCAGGTCTCTTGGACCCGAATTTTTGCGGGAATTCCTCCCGGATGCGAGCGTTTAAGCGCTCGAAGTAGATATCTGAACCGGCAACGTATCCAGTCTTAACTAGATCGTCGTGTATTCCAAAAGCTGCGCCCCGCATAACTGAGTCTTTATCAAACCAGTCATTTTCTTCAACCCATTGCTGGGTGCGTTCATCAGGAACAATCTCAGGTTGTCTTTCTACCACCTTTTGTTCATGATGTAAAGGGGCTTGATATTGCGGCTGGTAGTTGTCAAGTTCCCTTTTATAAACAACATTTTCCGACAAGAGTTTTTGGGCTGCAATAATGCGGTCAGTATCACCCGCTTCAAAAGCATCCTTATACTCGCGCTCTGCATGAGCCATCTGAGCTGCGGTTCGCTGCCTGCTTGTCTCAACAAGCTCTCGTTCACCAGCAGAAAGACGGTCTTGCAGTTGCTTATTATGAACGGCTAATTGCCTTGTAAAGTTAACTGTTTCGGTTTGCTCGCGACCAAGACGCTCTTTCTCTCTGCGCTCGTCATGATAAGCCCGACTTAACTCTTTAATGCGCTTCTTTACATTATCGGAGTACTGAGATATCTCATCATCTGAGGCATCCACATCTCCTTTTGACCGATACTCTTTTCCCCTATCAGCCTCCGGGGTATCGTCTACAACCTCTATTTCAAACCTCTCTTCTGGTTCGTCTGATTCTGTTTCATAGTTCTCGTCCATAACTCCTCCTTATATGCGGGTAACAACCCGTGGGTCTGCAACAACAGCTTCAACAGTGTCATCGTTAATTAAGCGAAACTCTTGGTCACCTTCGGGCGTGGTGATCTTGAATCTCGTACCAGAATACGACCTCATAATAATGTAGTCGCCTTCAGCACACCAAGGACCATTTGGGAACTTCTCAGGGTCTTGATATGCCATAGAGCCAAGGGCAACAACAACGCCTACAATTGATGCCGTCTCCTCTCTACGCCTTTGGTCTTCCGGTATTAATATTTTTGAATCCTTAAACTCCTTCTCCTTCTTCGGTATGGCAATCAGGATTCGGTAGCCCTTGGGTATCGGTAGTTCTAGCTTGCTTGCTTCAGTCATCAGGCAAATCCTCTAACAGTCTTAGCACTCGCTGGATACCACGAATCTCGCCCACTATCTCTCGATAGGCGGCGAAATCTTCAACAGGATTGAAGGCGAGTGTATCCTTCAATGCCTCCTGATCTTTACTCAGTTCACGATGCAGATAATGTTTAAGCTCCACTATCGTTTCCTGACTTTAATGCGTCTGAAGTTAATTTAGCCTGAGCAGAACTTCGCTTTAGCTCCCTATCCAGAGTTGACTGGGACAGGTCTGAACTTATCTGCAAGTTTTCTAGGGTCTGTTTGATTTGCAACTCATGCTCTTTGAATTCCCTATTCATTTGGTTATCAGAGAGTCTTGCTTCTACCTGCATTGATCCTATTTCTGTTTGCGACTGAATACGCAGGCGCTCTAATTGATCCTTGCTTTGCAATTCTTCCCTTGCAAACTCTAAATCTGCCTGATCTTTTGCTGCCTTTCTTTGCTGTTCTGCCTGCTTCAATTGCAGCTCTTGCTGCTGCATCTGAACCAGAGGATCTTGTTGAGCGGCTGCGGCTTGCTGCTGTTGAGCTTCTGCCTGATCTTTCTGAAGTAGCTTGTCTGAGGCATCGGCTATTACTTTGGACAAAGCCACCTCGATATCTTCTGGCAATGGCTCATCTGGCGGAGGCAACTGAACGCCCAGCATCTTCTCGATCTCTATCCGGTACTGGAACCCAGCATGTTGAGCGACATGAGACTGTAAAGCCGCCTGAATGGTAGGAGCCTGTGGGTTTTGACCGATCAATTGCTGTATCTTTGGGTCCATGATGGCGTTTAAATGCACCTTAATATGGGACTCATGATCCTGATAAAGGAACGCTTTAACCGGCTTTCCAGACAAAATACACATGTTTTCTGACACTGGATCTTTAGGTTTAATATCATCTTCTACTGGAACTAACTTCTCTACGTTCTTGATTCCTAACACTTCTAGCATCTGCCTATGAAGCTGCGGCAGGTCATAGATAGCAGGCGCGGTGGTGGCAAGTTGAAGGGCTGCTTGGTACTGAACGACCCGTTGAGCCATTGTTGATGCGTTAGGGTCTGATACAGGGATGATTTCGACTATGTCGTAATCCTGTTTCTTAGCCTTTCTTGCGTTAACTATAGAGACATCGACCTCATAGTCATAGTCTTCAGGGGTGTAATCCCGAACAATGCCTGCTAGGAGTTTAAACTCTTGCTTCATTGCTGCATGAACACGGGCTTGTACTGCGCTCATGACCTTTAGCGTCCTCTCTAGGATCGCTAGGGTCGTCCCGACAGGGGCTT